TGGTGTTGCTGAATTTGGTGGAACTATTTCTACCCGCGACTTCCTCAGACTATCTGCTCTGGAATTTGTATCTGTTGAGTCTTTAATTTCAACATCACCACAATCTTTGAGTGTTAATGACGGTGGTGATCCTGCTGCTGAAGTATTCAAGGTTGAATCTACAACTGGTGATACATACATCTTTGGTGATATCCTTGCTGGTTCTGGATTTAATAAGTTTACTGTTGATTCGATAACTGGCAATACGATTACTCAAGGATCTTTAACAACAAACAACACTATTACTCTCAGGGGATCGACGTTTGCTGCAGTCGAGGGCAATCCTAATTATTTTGAACCCGGCGAACTTGGCGGTCCCCTTCCATATGGAGATAGTCAACTATTCAAATTAACACCACAGGGTCTCACTGAGTTCTTAACTCTCTCCAATGGTGGTAATGATACTGTATCAGAGGTTGTTACTTTCCAGGTTGATACAGCAACTGGAAACATGTATAGCACAGGAAGTATCGATATTTTTGGTAAAAATCTTGATGGTTCTGTTGATCAAGGAACTCCACGACTAACGTTTGATAATTCTTCAGGGGACTTTACTGTATACGGTTCATTCTCTGCATTTGGTAGTGGTCAATCATCGTTTGGTGGTCCTGTTGTTATTGGTCAATACTTTGGTGTTGATACACCTGCTGGATGGGACTATAACGAGGATGCTGATGTAACAATTAATGGCGGAGATCTAACAATTAACTCCGGTGGAAATGAAATCTTTGGTGTTGATAATGACGGTTCGCTCACTATTGCTGGAATTAATGATTATATCTCACAAACTGGTGGTCGTAAGTGGTTATATACAGCAAACTCTGTTCTTGTAGCACAATCAAATGTTAATTACTTTGTTAACGCTGGATCTAATACATTAATTAAACTACCTGGAGATGCTTTAATGGGTGATATGATTCGTATTATAGATATAGGTGGTGCATTAACTCACAACGTATCAATGGTTATAAGAGCAGCAGACAACATTAAGGTTCAGGGTGATATTTCAAATACCGGAACTGCTATGTTGACTGGAATTGCACCTTCCAATCTCGCAGGACACAATGGTGGTGAATTAGTCATTCAAACACCTCGTGCATCCTTCGGATTAGTTTACGCTGGACCAGTTACTCCAGATGGCGGTACAGTTGATGCTGCTCCATCTAGTGTTGTTGGTTGGTATCTAATGGACATTTAAGGAAATGAGTTTCTATCAATCTACTAGACAAATGAAGGCTGCCGTTATTGGCAGCATCATTCCATGGAGTGGTGCCCTATCTGGTATTCCAGATGGGTGGATCGTTTGTGATGGTAGCTTACCTGACGCAAAAAATTATCCATTGTTAGTTCAAACAATTGGAGACACATATAATGCTGGCGCTTCCAATTTAGGAGGAGCATTTCCAGCATATACTGGTCAGTTTAAGCTACCGGATCTTCTGTCTGGGAGATCTCTAATGGATATTGAGGGTGTTTATTTTAGTGCTGGTGGAACAGATAAAGCTATTGATTTAGATCCAGATGCCAGAGGTTTGATTGAACCATATATTGGTGCCAATTCGGATCTAGGTGTTCAACAAGTTTATAATGATGTTATTACCAATGTTGACTTTGAGCTGCCTCAAAGTCAACGAGATGGATATGCAGGTGCGATCTCTGGAAATACAATTGTTCCTGGAGAAGGTGAAAAAGTAGTTTACATTGGCGGAAGAAAATTAGGACATCAACACGTTTCTAGTCATTCCCACCCAGGCATTTATGAAACTATTGCAACATCTAATAAAGTCACACCGGGACTTGGTGTCATTCCTTATAGTAATATGTCGCTCAAATTTAGTTATGCATCATATGACGAAAGAGAAGCAAATTTTGGTAGCGATGGTGAGGTTGATGAAGCTCGATTCTCTTTGAGAGGTGTTTTTAAAGGAAATGTTCAGTTGGAGAATCGCGACCAAGATATCTCAGATTTAAATTCTTATAGTGGGTTTGGAAGTGGGGATCCTGGTAGAATGGTTGGTAGAGCTAACTCAGAAAATCCTCCAGTTAATTTATCTCCACAACAATTGACACATACACCCCTTGCTGAATGGGGAGAATGGAGACCATTTCCATCTACTCCTGTAACTGGAAGACCTCAAATAATAGCAGATGATGTAATTCAATACGGAATAGGTGGACGGAATATTGAAATTCCACAGTTTCAGAGAAATTTTTATCCTGATCAGTCAGCTGCAGGAGCATATTCAACATTTGTCAGTAATGATGCAAATGAGTTTCTTGATAATAAACTACAAGCACATACACACGATCCATTTGTTATTGAATTTGATCAAGGAAGTTTAAAACCACAAACTAGACTTAATTCTGTATTAAGTATTCCACTAGATACTGAGTTAGATAATGTTAGTAATGCTGGGGCATTACAAATTAATATGAATACATCACAACCTTCTTTAACATGCGTGTACATTATTCGAGCATACTAAAATGGCAAATTATACAAACGAGAGAGCAAGATATGGTGGATGTGCTGGTCAAATTTTAGTGCATTCTACTCCTGGGTTAGGACTTGTTAATGATCCTACAACAGCAAATTTTAAAAATATAATCCCTGCCGGTTATTTAAGGTGTGATGGTAGCATATACAATGCTAGAGATTTTAGGCATTTATCTGAAATTTTGGGTGTTGGAACTGACACTAGATTTGTAAAAGAAGGTGCAATTATTAGAAATCCTGATTTAGGAACTGGAGATCTAGGACAGTTCCAACTTCCTGATTTGGGATCTAAAGTAATCATTGGCGGTAGAGGAACAGGACTATACAGAAATACTACCATCGAAAGAGAATTGGAGGGTGCTCCTATTACTAATAGAGTTGGTCCACAAGTAGAAATTGTAAGCAATTTTGGTAGTAGAATTACTTCTCAATTTGTTGGTAATATGGAGTTAGATTCTAGTGGACCTCTTAATATGCTTGGTACTCCAAGATATAATATGGAAAGGAGTACAACTGAGACTGAGTTAAATATTGAAAATTTTCAAGGTCATGCACACAATTCATCTCAATCTTTTGTTAATTATTCTGCTCAACACTCAGTAGCTACTTCTGGTGGTAAAGATTTTGATAAAAGAATTGGAAATAGTGGAGCAGGAAACGAGTTAGATTTTACTGAACCATGGACTAGAGAATCTATTCACAAACATAATATTGTGAGACCTACATCGTATGCTCATACATTTACATATTCACATCCAACTATTCAAATTGACATGTCTGGTGTAAGTGCTAGTGTTGATGTTGATGTCGAAGATGATGAGAAATTGGATGAATTGGTTACTCCCTTTATTCTTGTAGAATATATTATTAAATTTTAACAAATGCCTATCCCAAGAGAACCAGGAACTTATTATATCAAAGGTAATACTCTTCCTACTGAAGCTCCTTTGATTTTAAAAAGGAATAATATTTCAGAAGCAGATTTTGCAAAATTAGTTACTTGTGTATCTATCATTGATGAAACTGGTGGTAGTTATTATAATAATCTGGGAAACTTAAACAACGTATGGGAGCAGAACCCGCCAGTTATTGGTGGTGCTATTGCTAATCGTAGAGGATTTAGAACAGCATTTCCATACAGATCTTTCTACATTTTAGATCCACAAGGTTCGGGACAGACTGGTATTGACGTACCTACTAACTTCCCAGGTGATCCTAATGCATATGGACCAATTCGTGTAAATCGCGACGGAGGAAATGCTGGCAGTAGATCTGATTGGTTTTCTATTTGTAATTTTGGTTCTTTACCATATGGAACAATTGTTTCTATCTGGGTTGATATTTCAGGTTCTATGACGCTTGCAACAGTCCAAGCATCATATGATTATTTCTTAACACGTTGTGCTGCTGTTGGTATTGAGATTGTATTGAGTCTGAGTAATTCTGGTGAGAGATATATTGACGAACATATTCAATATCTCCCCCCTAGTGCTAACTTTACTGCAACTGATGAGGATGGTAATACTAGTAGTATTTCAATCATTGCAGGCGCTGACATTACACTAAGTTGGGTTGTATTTGGTGATGTCAATACCTTGATTGTTGATTATCCTGGTAATACAGTCCAAGAATCTACAAGTAATTTTCAGGATTTTGTAAAAACAGTAACTGTCAATCCTACTGTACCGACAACATATACTCTGAGTGCTGATGGTCCGGCTGGCACGACGACTAGAACAGTTTTTGTTGATGTATTAGTTCCGCCAACTATTACATTAAGTTCCACTAATGGTTTAACTCTTAATGCTGGTCAATGTACTATAATTCGATGGAACCCAGCGGGAGATTATGCTTCTCTTGCTTGGACTCAAGGACCTCTTACTAATACTAACGCTGATAGTGAGGAGCAAGATTGTCCTGATGACACTATAACATATTGTGCAGTTCTTTCTGGTCCAGGTGGAGTATCTCCAGAAACTTGTCTTACAATTACGGTAAGACAAATTCCTACCACATCAATAACTTCTCCTAGTCAAGTTAATTATGGTGAAAATTTTAATATAACATATACTACTAAATATGCCGACAGTAGTATTACAATTACACCAACCTATACCTACACAAACGGAACTACTGCCACTGGTACTGTAATTACTCGAACTGCCGCAACTAGCAACCAAGCATCAGATCCCGATAGTGATACTGTTAGAGACGGTACTGTTCCTATTACTGTATCATATAATACTATTGGACCAGCATCGATTTCTTTCTCTATTTCTGCTGTGGGTAATGGTGGATCTGCAACAGATAATGATACTACTACTGTAATAATTGATAGGACTCCAGATAACTTTGCTATTGAAGAGTCGGAAGAATTACTTAAAGATGAAGTTCCTGTTATAACACCAGAAACTGAAATTTTGAGTGAACTTTATGAA